ACTAGCATTAGGGGCAATAGCAAGCAGATGGGAATTGCGACGGCCACTACCAGCCATGTCAGGAGCCTCCCCACGCTCTCTAGCCAGACTTCTGGAAGCCATCTCAGATCTTTCTTTGATTGTCTTAAACGCTCTATTGTTGAAGCTGGAGGCGTACATTCCTTCAAAAGGGATTCCATTACGTTGAAGGTAACTATGAAAACCCATCGCTCCAAGGCCGACCGCACGTTCTCTATATGCGCTATAAGCGGCTTTTGCTTTCCCTGCATATTCTTTTCCTTGTTTAACATAATTTTGAAACTCTTTAAACGAGCGTATTTCTTTTTCAGGATAGGTGTGTACCACATTATCAATAAAATGTTGAATAATATTGTCAAGCATTTTTATTAAATCACCAACGAATAATTCATCGTCCTTCCACTCATCAAAGTATTCTAGATTAACGCTAGACAAACAACACACTGCTGAACGTGACTCACTGGTTGGTAAGGTAATCTCAGAGCATAAGTTACTCTGGCGTACCTCTAAGCCTAGCTCCTTCTGTTCTTGCGGTAGAGCCTCATTACAGCGGTCTAGGTTAACAATGTAGGGTTCACCTGTCTCTGCTCTAGTGTGGATTAGCTGCCACCACAAGTCCCTTGCTGATACAGTCTTGACTGCCTGCTTGGACTTAGGATCTATCAGTCTCCAGCTATCATCAGACATGACGGCGGCCAAGAACTCGTCTGTGATTGTAATTCCATTGTGAAGGTTAAGGCACTTACGATTAAGATCACCCCCAGTAGTCTTTCGCATAGCGATAAACTCTTCCACTTCTGGGTGGCTGATGTCCATATACGCTGCATAAGATCCTCTTCTAGTTTTTCCTTGATTAAACGCCAACATCTGTGCGTCAACTACGTGCATGAAAGGGATAGAACCAGTAGACTCACTACCGTTACCAACAGGAACGCCATTACTTCTAACAGCACCCCAATATCCACCCAAGCCTCCACCTCCACTTGCCAACCATATGTTTTCATCATAGTGATCAGATAAGCCTTCCCTTGAATCAGGAACATAATTAAGAAAGCAACTGATAGGTAGACCAGTAGGGGTTCCCCCGTTACTAAGAATAGGAGTGCTGAAGCCGAACCAGCCCTTACTACTGTAGTTATAAAGGCGCTGTGCAAGATTGTAGTCAGTGTGTCCTTGATACGTTGCACCATAGACCGACGCTCTGGCAAATGCTTCTTGGGCATATTTTTCACCTCCATCTTCCCATAAGTAACGATCTTTTAAAGTTTCTAAAGAAAAATTATTCAGCGTTTCTTCACGATCATAGTCAATCTGAATCCCTAAATAATCCTGTATGCCACTCTTTGATGTCATCCAAATCATCCTTCTCTGTTAGCTGTTCCTGCCTGTAACCACGGGTACGGGCTTTGTTTTGTTTCTTATGTTTTGCTTTGTTTCTTTTATGAAACATCTCAGACCTTTCTGCTTTCCTATCCCAACTTGTCACCCGGATGCTCCAGCATGTAATTTATCAGGCGTTCTTCGTACCACCGTGCTTTGCGTAAATCTTCTATAGGCTTACCTTTATAGCGGCAACGCCAGTTATATTTCAGTGCATTGCCACGTAGGTAGCCAATGTACTCGTCGTGTGTAAGCATCCCACGAATAGCATCAATACATTCAAGACCACCAGTATTGTAATGCTCTGGTCTGTTAACAGGGTCGTAGGTTTTTGACATGGCTTCTTCAGAGAACCTTGGGTGGTGGTTGGGTTCGTTGTCTTCGTCATCATAGTAGAAATGTTCTTTGAATGCAGCGTCTTCTATAGTCTTAAATGCCATCCTGTTCCACTCCTCTGGTGTTATGTTATCAATACTCATCCGTGTACAAACCCTGTATTATCGGGATCCATTATACGCCTAATTTCCTCTACTTCTTTACAACAAACTTTGTAAGCATTTCTAGGACTTCCTTGCGCTATCGCTCTTGATTTCCAGAATTCTTTTTCGTTGAACAGTTCATGATTTTCTGAGATTATCTGATCTTTAGTCATCTTACGATAAGGATTACTATTACGGCCCATTACTGCATCTCCAAGTTAATCTTGTCATTACGTTTCTTAAACTCTTCAGTGTCTCTAGCAGACTTGTCAATCCAACTGTCAGGAATACTGTCCTCACTAAACCATCTGAATCCGTTTGCTGTAGCCCACTCACCGTGTGATCTTTTAGTTCCATCCTTACGGCGCTTGGCTCCCGGCATGGGGGCTGACGGGTTAGCAAACAAGAATACCAGTTCAGTGTTCTTAGGAAGTATCTTCTTTACCCAGACATACTTGTTGTACTCTTGAAAGTCCCAGAACCTACCCTTAGATTCAAGAAGGATCTTCTTTCTACCTATCTTTCTAACAAAGTCAGGCTCGTACTTGTGCTCAATAACATATGAAACATAGTCTGTATGATGCTCCCAGTCTTTTAAGATTGACTCATGTAACACCATCTCCCAGATAGAGTCGTACTTGTTACCGTCTTTCTTTACAAGCTTTGGGCGAGGTACTCTAGGTTTGCGCCAACCGCTAGTAGCTTTTTTCTTGGTGCTAATGGGACACCCCACGGCCCTTTGTATAAGCCTCTAGATCAGACATAGTAATACTCTCTATCTCCCTGCCAAGCTTGAAAAGCTTCTTGATACTCTGACGTACCCACTTGGGCGTATAGAAACTCAGGCGCAGAGTCCTGTCCATAAAAAAATAATTAGCAGAAGGTAACAAACTGTGGATGTTAGAAGTGTTTATCTGTTCTTTTTCTTCATCAGAAACAAGAGTCTTCAGCCACTCAACAAGAATCAAGTCTGTCTGTCTGCTTATTTTTTTACAGTCTTTACTGTTCATACTACTTCCTCTACTCTGGGGACAGCCATTACTTTAGTAAAGTACTTCAGGCCATTAGAGTATCTAAATGCTCTGAGTCCTTTACCGTCGTTGGAGTCTGCCCAACAGTCATGCTTAAAGGGGCAATAGGTACATGAAGCAGGAAGCCGCATGTTACCCTTTTTGCCTTCGGGTATATCAGTATAGCAGCGATCTGGAGGGTTGTCAATAGTAAGAGCTTCTTTAAGTTCTTTTATTCTTGTACTAATGTTGGGCTTGGATAAATCTCCGGGCCTCAATAGCGCAAGCTCACCTGATTCTTTGTTGATAGCCAAGAAGCCACCATCAGATGTACCCTCTGCTGCCTCGTAGCCACTCAACTGAGCCATGTATCCGAAGGGGTCGTCCACCGCCAGCGTACCTTCAGAGAACTTCTTGAAAGCAAAGTTAGAAGCAGTCTTAATATCAACTACCTCACCGTCAATCTTACAGTCCATGTGACCCTTGATACCGTCTACCTCTACTTCTTTCTGCTCATCAGTGACAGTATGTCCTGAAAGTTTAACAAGTAGGAGAAGTACTTCCTCAAGTAGATGACCATACAAGAACTTAATGTGCGTGTGAGCCTTCATAGAAGATGGCTCGTCAAGATCTCTACGGGATTCATACCATAGCTGACGGGCAGGCTTACCAATGTTACTCATGCGTAGTCCCTTGGACTGCTTGTGAGGCTGTGCCCAGTGTACCAACGCACCCTTCATACGCTCACCAAAGTCATAGATCATATCATCGGTTATATCAAGTTCTTTACCCTCTGATAGGGCATCCAACGCTCCGTAGATATCATCTACAAGGTTGTCTAAGTCTTTAGAAGAGGTCAAGTTGTTCTCCAATAATAAATAATTTGTCAAGTTCTGACACAGCTACATTAGATCCCATGTAGAACCATTCGCCTTTACGTCCACGGCCTTCTACGGTTAATACTTCATGAGCCTTGGACTCAGCTTCACGCCTGTTGCGAACTTTATAGTACTTTACAAGTTTATAATTTCTGTAGGGAGATCCAGTTTGAAACTGTTTTATTCTATCTTCAGCATCTACAGCCATGCCTACTTTAACCCAGCCCGGAAAAGAAGGGTTAAACATTATATAAATTGACCCCTCTTTAACAGTATCAAATTTCTTTTTATTTGTGTGTGCTATAAATTTAGCTAAACTTGTTTTACTATCACCATACTTTCGTTTATATCTATTAAGTATTCTACGTTCATCGTAACAGGTCTTACATTTGTAGTGTTTCTTTCCGACAAAAGAGGGGTACCAGTTAGTATCATCTAGCTCTACAGAACACTCAATACAATTCCTAGTGAGTTTCTGACCAATCTGTTCCGACATGATATTCTCCATCTAGTGGACATTTTAAATTAAGTTCTAATCCTGCTTGAACAATTGCGCCTACACCTAAGTTGCCTACAGTGTCAGCACTCATCTCTTCAACCTCTAACTGCCATTCATCATGTATGTTACAGACAAACTTAGCATCAAGTCCAGCTATTTTCTCGTTGAAAATAACCAAGGCTTTCTTCATAACGACAGCACCGGCACCCTGCAACAGCGTGTTGAGGGCTGAGTGTTCTGAACGGACAAACAATTTGCGTCCGTCTAAACCTTTGAGGTGCCCTCTTGCTGAAGCTCTTGCAACTTTATTTTTGAGATTTGTAAATGATGGAAGATTATCGAAGAAAGATTGTCTAAGCCTTGAACCAGCGTCTCTGCCTCCTCCAGCCACGCTTCCAAGCTTTTCATCTCCTGCGCCGTACAGCAGTGCATAGATGAATGTCTTCGCCTGATTTCTAGATTCAAGTCCTGCAAGGTGTTGGTTAGCTGTGTGTACGTCTCCGTTGACAATTTCATTTGTGTACTCCTTGTCTTCCATATAGTGTGCAAGCATACGTAACTCAAGGCCACTGGCATCAATACCTACCAGTTTGTAACCTTTAGGTACAGTCCATACTGCTCTGCACTCCTTTCCATAAGGGGAGTTAGAGCTAGGTACTTGCGCCATGTTAGGTTCACGGTGAGTCATACGGCCTGTGATAGTCCCATTAGGAATCACATAGCCGTGTACCCTACCGTCATCTTTCAATGCTTTCAACCATGATTTAATCTGAGCCTCACGTTTCTGGTGCATCAGATAATCTTTTATCAACTCCGCTTCCGGGATACCTTCTATCTGAGAAAGAGTTTTCTCATTGACAATAGGTCTACCATGTACAGTGAACTCGGTAGGCTTCCAACCGAACTGTATTAGGTACTCACCTACCTGCTTTCTAGAACTAATGTTGAAGTCCATGATGCTCTGCCTAGTGGTACTGAAGTTAGCAGGCTGGCTGAGATACGCATGCTCTTCGGCAGTAAGGCGTACACCTTTACCGCTTGGAGTATCCCAAGAACCTGTCTTAGCTACAGCACCTGTACCTGTCTCACGGCGATAGATAAGACGCTCATCTATCTTAGGTCTGAACACCTTACCAACTTCATTCTCAAGCTTTACCATGTTCTCACGCATAAGAGCCAAGAGCATACTTGCTTTGTACTCGTCAAAGTAAAAGCCAGTGTTTTCTTGATCCTTCATGATGGAGGCTACCTCATGCTCTAACTCTATTGAGTCAGGAGAGAACCCCACACCTTCCTTCTGCAAAGCTTTGTAAACCTTGACGTTAACTCCAACGTCACGCTTACAGTACTCAAGCATCTCAGGTGTATAACAATCAAACTGATCAAACTCAATCTTAGCAAGACCTAGCTTACTGCCCCATACTGCAAGGCTGTGACCAGCTTCACGTACAGGATTAAATAATCTAGATAGTACTAAGGTATCTATGATCTGTTGGTTGCCAAGTTTAAATGACGTAAGCTTTTCTAGAGCAGGTATATCAAACCCAATGATGTTGTGTCCTGATAGCTGCTCTGCTTTATTTAATAATGAAACTCCTTCTTCTATCTCGTCAGGCCCGTAGCTCCAGACCTCACCAGTGTTTACTTCTTGAGCAACAAGACACCATATCTTTGTGTACTCAAGCCCGTCAGTTTCTATGTCAAATAATAGCTTCATTCAAACGCCAGTGTTTCTTCTTGTTCAGGATTGAAGTCAATGTCTGAGTCATCAACTTCGTTAAGCCTACCAGTATCCTTATCGTATTGCAAGTAGGTAGCGATACCGACATCGCCTGTGTACCTAGACTTCAGGATACGCACACGGGTAGTGGAGGCCACCACAGGATCGTCAGCCTGCTGGTTACGTTCAAGAGTGATCACACAATCAGACAACTGGGCAATGGACTGACTGCCTCTGAGGTGGCTCAGGTCTGTCTCAGCGCCCTTCTCATGTCCCTTGTTGCCATCAATACGGCGAAGGTGCGAAACAAGAATAAGACCAGCCCCGGTTTCTTCAGCAAGGCTGCGAAGGCGTGTCATGATAGAGTCAATGGAGCGGCGTTCATCGCCTTCCAATGTGGCAGATACCATCATATGTAGGTGATCAATAACAATCCACTTACATTCACACCCAACGATCATGTAACGTAGCTTAGAAAAGATACCGTCAATGTCATTGGAACCAAAGTGAGCATGTACCCACACCCTGTCGTTGTTGTCGTTGTCCAAGAAGACATCATCAAAAAGAATATCAACTTCTTCTCTTGAGTATGTCTCACGTACACTGTCAATGTGTAACTTAGCATTAGCCTCAATAGAAAGGATACCATCAACGGTGCGTGTCCAATCCTCCTCTAGAGCAACGATACCGATGTTGTCATCAGTCTCTTTGATAAGCCAGTGCTCTAGTTCGCGTGTAACCGCAGTCTTTCCAAGACCCGTACCGCCTGCAACCAACACCAACTCACCCTGCCGCAAGCCCTCTAGCTTTTTATTTAAACCTTCCCACGGGTATGGGATGGACTTCTTCTTGGGCCTGTTGTGATACTTATCTTTATTCTCACTGACATTCAAGACACCGCTAGGCGTGTAGGTCTTTGCGTTCCACCACGAACTAACGTAGGAGCCGTGCTGGTTCTTACGCAGCATGTCATTGGCATCCTTGTGACCGTCAGGCATCACCATGATCTTAGCTTTGTTAGGCTTCAACAGCCTTGCTACTTTCTTGGCTGCTTCCTGTCCGGGTTTGTCAGCGTCAAAGCAGATAACGATGTTGTCAAACTTCTCAAGGAATTCTATTTGAGATTTGACATCCTTCTCTGCACCCTGTGCTCCGTTCTTAACAGATACCACAGGCCACTTAGATCCCAGCAACTCGTAAGCCGCCATCGCATCACACTCACCCTCAGTGATAGTAATATACTTACCACCCTTGTCACCCACTGTCTGCTGTCCGAACAAGCCGCACTCTGAGATAGGGCCAGAGGCAGTGAAGCCTTTGGTATCAACCATCCGTGTCTTGTATGCTACCTCTTCCGCACCATTGTAATACGGGTAGAAGTGTCGGGTAGCTTCTCCGCTAGGGCCTAGTGTGGATCTTACTCCATACTTCTTGGCAGTTGCCTGAGAGATTGCTCTTTCTTTTAGGGCGTTAAATTCTCCTTCTTTGATTGTTACATTATCTTTAACAAGCCTTGGGGCTGCTTCCATATTTCCCTCTGAATAGTTAGGTATAAATTCTCCGCATGAGAAGCACTTGGCGCTGCCATCTTCGTTAACGCTGGCGGCATCACTGCTATTACACACGGGGCAAGGTTTATGAAATTCTACAAAAGACATTACAGTCTCCATAAAAGAAGGGGCCGAAGCCCCTCTTAGTTAAACCAGTTCTTCCTGCACAGGCTCGTTCAATATCTCCTCCAATTCCTTGGAGAAGGTTATCTCTGCTGCCTGTAGTACAGCTAGACGAGACTGCAAACCCGCAGCTTCTTCACGCACTGAACGTACAAAGCCCACAAGAACCTGTCCACGTTCAGATAGATCAGAGACATTGTATTCTTTGTCCTCATAAGTCACGGTATTTGGGTTCTCTTCAGTCATACTTCCTCCCTAAAATGCTAGTTCAGTTTCAGCAGCACCTTGACCATATTCAATAAGGTCTAGGATCTGCACGTTCTCAAGGATGGCACGTTTGTACTGCTTGTTAGGGCCGTACACGGCTGATCGCCATTGCACTGCTACCTTTGAGCCGTTACCAATCTGCACATCAATCTCATTCTTTTCAGAATCAACGAGCTTAGGTACAGGATTCTTCTCACCCTTACCGTTCACTTCCCATTGATAGAAATGAATAACAGGGTCTTCGGTATACTTAGACCGACCAGCAGCCTTGATACCAACATTAAAACCAGCAGAAATGAACTGCTGATAAACCTCATCAGATACCGCTAGGTTAATCTCATACCCGTTACGGTCACCCGTGAAGTTAGGGACAGGCACTTTCACATGAGGATAAAAGGCTTCGCCAGTTAACACTTGTGGGATACCATCAATCATACGCATAGGTTTTCTCCTTTGTTAGCGTCATTATAAATTAACATCACTTGGATGCGTTGTCAACAAAAAATTCAGAGACTTGCTCTTCTAACGATCCGTCAATACCCTCCTCTATTTCTAAGCAATGCCGGTCTTTACCATGCATGTTGTAGGTTATGTGGTACGCAGACTTATTTTCATATAACAATCCAATAAGATGTGATGCCGCGAAAGCCCGGTACTCCTCAGTAGTGACATCAAATAACATTACCATTCTCCTAGTTCGTCTATGAATTCAGAAAATAATACTGTTAAATCATCGTCACGTATTCTCCAAGAACCTACCTCTTGGCAACGCCCTTCAACAAAACTAATAAACTTTAGTTTAATTCTTTCAGAAGGTAAAGGTGCCCCTAACCGCATAGCAAATAACTGACACCACCAATCATCTAACTCTGAACAAAACTCCATTCTAGTATCTGTAGAACTCATTTTTATATATCCTCTAAAACCTTGAAAGGGATTGTACAGCTAGTCAAGAACGGTGTCAAGAGAATTTTTGATACTCTTGATTTTGTACCTCAAGGTAGATAGTAACGAACCCTATGCAGAAGTCATCACCGTGTTTAAGACACAGACGTAAGGCATCCTCGCGTACAACAGGTGTTACAATTCCAGTCTCAAAGTAACACTCACTGAACCCAAGGATGTGGTTGCACATATCAATTATATTCTTCATGTAGGTTACACCTGCGTGCGGTTGACTTGACTGATGAATAAGATATACCTAGAAGATTAGATATCTCTAAAGGGGCATGGCCTTTACGTAACAACTTCACAGTCTCTATGACATGGGGCCTTGGCTGACGGCTACATTGCAAGGGCCAGTTACGCTCAGGGTAAAACTCATCAAGGTACTCTTGACCACGAACAGCCCTGTAAAATAAATCACTCATATCTAACTCCTCTGAAACGCATGTCAATAACTTTCGGTTTGTAATTAAAATAATATTCAGTGTAACCCTCCAGAGAAGTGTCACGCTTGCACTCATCAGGCATACACTGGGGCGGATCTGACCAATCAGTGTCAGGTATACCGCTAGGAGCGCACAGGAGGGGCATATAGCACTTTTCCCATGACAGGTGTACCTTACCATACCTCTCGGTATACTCCTCTGAGAGGCCCTGAAAATGCCTGTAAAGCCAATCGTAATGTTTGCGATTAGAGCGTACCCAAACAGTGCTGGGATGGTTCTTATGAGCCAACTTGTAAGGCACATTACCGTCACCCTCAACATGGTGAGCAGCACAAAGCATCTGTGCAGATTCTAAAACCATCTTAACCACATGCTTATCGCACTGCATCTGTGCAGCCTTTACAGGGCAGGGGTCTATATAAAATATGTTCATTCAAATACCTCTTTAATTAAAAAGCAGAGAGTTATGAACATCCATCAAAGCCTTCCGATAATTTTTAAGTAGTTTTTGTTGAGGACTTACATGCCGGTGAGGTTCGGTAAGTGTTATCTCATCATCAATCAAACTCACACGTTCAAGTAGCACGTTCCTAACCTCAGAAGAAACAAGCTCGCGCAAGTTACTTTTAAAAGTATCAACACTACCATTAAGTATCAGAGCCTCACGACTCTCAGAATGAATCACAAAGTGATCCACAAATATATCTATACTATCCATCTCATTCTCCAAATTAAGGTGAGCAGTTTATACACATGCTCAGGTGCCGGAGGGTTATGCTGCAATCGGGAAAGCCTTGGTGATAATCTCTTGCACCTTCTCAGACTTCTTGAGTTGTGCAACGGGAATATCAACAGCATTCTTACGCCGTCTACCGATATGATGTGAAGACCAATCAGTCATTACATTGTAAACTGACCAGTAATTCTCACCCAACTTACGTCTGTAATGATCTTGGTACTTGTTCCACATGTACATCAGGCCATCGTTAGCATTCACCTTACCATACATGATTATCTCAGGGATACGCTCACCATCGTGGAGCATCTGCAAAGCAATCTTAGAACCAGCAGCCTCTGCGATGTGCTTGAATGCCTCACGGTTACCGCACTCACGCTTGGCCCACTCAGCCCAGATATTATTCTGCTGATCCATGATACCTAAGATACCATTTAGCAGACGGGCACCATGCTCTACGTTCAGGGCATTTGTATGCCGAGCCTTGTAGATCGTGGCGGCACCACCAACAAAGACCTGCGAGTTTGTACATGCAGACTGCAACACACCAGCAGAGCCTTGGTAAGACCAGACCCCGTTGAATGAGTTGATGTGTAGCATGGTCATGCAAGCCGTGTCACCGTCAGGTGTCTCAATGATATGATCAGGCAGAGTATGCTTTACAAAACACATAGCACCATCGGAGCCTACCTGTATATCCTCTCGGACATCGTTAAGGTTCAGGCTGCTACGCTCCAAGATGTTACGACTTGTATCAATCATCTTGGTATGCTGCACAGCATTGTAACGCTTGCCGTGAATGGCTAACTGCTGGCCCGTATCCTCACGGTAGTACATGTCCTTACCATCTACCTTGTGACTCCTTCCAAAGGTATCTGAGTAGGTCATAGGGGCTTTGAGGACTTTGAAATCCGCATCGCCATAGCCTGAGTCACGCAGCATATCTACGCCTGAGTTGTTTCTGAACAGTGATACTACCGACATTATGAAATCTCCAAGTTTAAGTCTTTATCTTTATCATGGAAAAGCGTTACCTCTTCCTTCACAAAACCGTGATCCCAGTTGATCAGGTGCAGAACTTCGCGCACCTTCCGTACATCTAAGCTCAACTCTTCAGCGATAGCCTCGGCGCTTTCCTGAGATATCTCAACGGTTGGACATTTAGTAACTACTTTCATAGTAGTCCAGCCCATATCTGAACGGCGCTTGATCGTCGCCTTACTTACGTGATGTATATTCATTTTACTTCCTTAATCATTTGAATGCATATCCCAGCAGAGACACTGTACGTTTTGTACACACCTCTCCCAAGATACACATGTGCTGCTGCCCTTGCTCTTACTGCATCCTTTTTAGGGACAATGAACCAATCACCTTGGCGCATGCCCTTGAACAGCGGCTTCCAACGTGCGTAGCCAGAATCAACAGGAGCCGGAGCAGATTGTATTTTATAATAAGTAGTCATAGTTTTTTCCTCGTCGAGCCTTTTTACATCATGCTCAGGATGCGAGGGGTTTTGGTTGTCAGCGTAGGCCCTCGTTACCTACACTGACATAGTTAACTTATGCTATTGCGATTAGATTAGTATCTACCACAAAGTTGCCATCATCTTTCTTGGCCTTGCCTTTGGCTACCAATCCGACAACGACCTTACCAGCCTTGACGTTCACAAGGTCTGAGGCATCGCCATCAATAACCCTGCGTCCCTTGTAATGCTCTGGCATACCACCACGGAACACCACCGATATAGGCGCGTCGGTATTCCAAGCCTTAGCAACATGCTTCTGATAGTCTGGCTCGTTACTGTACGAAAACATCAACTCGTAATTGTCGGGTGTCTTTCCCAGCCTTGAAGCATTCTTGGTGTAGTCATAGAAGAAAATATCGGGAAACTCTTGCGGTATCCCATGCTTCTCCCACGGTATGTCTGACAGTACATTAAGACGCACTGCCGCCTTGACACCCTGACGCTTGCAAAGCTTGTCAAAGTTGGTCAATTCCTTGCGAAGCTTGTCAAGGAAACCAGCCCTGTCACTATGCCACCAATCAGACTTTCGTTGCCTCCCAGCCTTGACGTTTGAGAATACGCCCATGCCTGCCGACTCAAGGCAAGACTTAGCGCAGCCTGCTACGTTCCGATAGGGACAAAGTATATCGTCCGGCATGAGTGATAAACCTGCAAGCCGGTACTCTTGGCTGCTCTTGTCGCTCTTCTTTAACTTGGCGTTCCCGCCTGTCGTGTCTAACAATTTCACTCGTAATCCTCCAAGGTTGCCACGTAATGGTCATACTGCTCACACTGGTTTGTGATTGAGTTTATCTTTTGACACTCAGCCTGAATAACTGGGTGCCAGAGTTCATCAATAGGATCACCGGCCTTGTAAAAATCCCATGCCCAATCCTTAAAACTTTTGATCTCACTTGGATCTAATTCTTTAAATATCATCACAAAATTTCCTCTATTGCTTCTAACATGTAACTTATTTCCACGGGGTCTAGCCATTCCTCTGGATAAACCGTTGAGTCCTGCGAGTCTGCAATATGCCGCAGCATCTCAGCCGGTAAGATTGGCTCTGCGGTACAGTGCCTAGGCTTTGGAGGTAGTCCAGCCATTTCACGAAGCCTGCCTGTAGTTGGCCTGAAAGCGTTACAGCCCAGCGCCTTGAAAGACTTAGCCGCTAGAAAATAACCCAAGTCCACACCTACGATTTCTCCCATGTTGTGGAGACTATCATGTTCCCACGGCTCTCCGCAGTATCTGCAATGTATATCCATTATCCTAACTTCCTCCAATTGTGTCGCCGCTCAAGCTCAAGCTGGCAAGCCATACCTTGCCTAATAAAATAATCTTTGGCAACACTCCCTTGAGATTTATTTGCCTTTTCCCAGTATCTCACACCGAATTCACGGACTTGCGAGTCTGACAATCCTTTGAAGTTCATACACTTACCCTCTTGCGTCTATTGTCACCGTCACCTCATGCTCTTGATCAGCATACGCCTGAGCGCATTGCCAAGCAAAAGCCTGTGCGTCATCTGCACTTCTATTGTAAGCAATCTCGACAGGCCCCCAGTCATCAAGCCTTCTGAAGACTGACCAAGCGCCATTTTCTCTCGTTACTTTTAGCTGTACATTCATACACTTACCCTCGTTTGTTAAACAAAAAATGAGCAGTTTAACGCCATGCTCAGGGCGCTGTAGGGCAGTTTTGCATCGTACCCATAGGATGGTTCCCAGCGCCGGAGAGGGAGCACTGGTATTGAAATGGCGAGCATGGTGGGAGTCGAACCCACGTCTTCAGGCCGTCTTTTTTGATATGCACAACGCTATCTAATCAAGACGGGTTGTACCCTGACGCATTGCCTAAATGCTACATGCCCAGAAAATGGTGTGCTCTGAGGGAATTGAACCCTCAACACCCTTGGAAAGCTTGCGAAGCCTTCCCCGCATGGGTGCAACCATTCAGCACATAAAGTCATGACAGACCCCACCGGCTGCGATGGGATCTAGCATGCCTTCGGCGTTTCTTTTTCTAGCCGTTGGACTTAGTTTTTACTAGTGAGTGCAGCGAATTTGTATCCGCCTGCTATTGTGGGGCCTTTTACCCCGTGGACATAGATCACCTCCAAGTTTTAGTTTTACTTCTTATAGGTTCCCAATTTTTGGTTTAGGCTTTCGCCGTTGCTTTCATATCCTCAAGTGTGGCACGTAGTACCGCCTCAAGACGTTCGTTTTCTGCCGATACTTTCGCTCGGCCTTCTTCCTTCGCCTTTGCTACCGCTGCGAGTAATGCTTTCACTTTTCCTGCCAAGTCTAAGTCTGGCTTTGCTACGCCTTCGTTATTAAAATCAAACCAATCAGACTCAATTGGTTTTACTTCAATATCACCCTTACCGATCTTGCGAACGGTAAAACCTTCGCCATCCTTCGCCGCTTTAAAAGACACATTCGCATGCGCCTTTATAAAGTTTTTGAGTACATTGGAGCGAACGCTGCGCATGCTGATGCTGGCATTAACTAGTGCCTGAATCCGCGACGTGTCGCCATGTTGCGCGAATGTATCAACCGCTGAGATTGTCAGAGCTTGGATATTGTCGCGCAGGTTTAATTCGTTCGCTTTTACGTTTTCCAATAACATGTTAAAAAATACTGTTTTCATAATCTTACCCTCTGAAAAAAAAATAATTTTTGGGAACCCATAAAAAGAAAAACTAAAAAGCCAGCGCCCGAAAGGAAAACGCCGCACCAAAAAGGATAGGCGAAAACCCAACGAATCGCTGGCTTCGTTTTTCAATTGTTTTTTGCTAGGTGGCCATCCCAAAGGATTCCTCACTTCACGAACCATACATTATGGCTCCCTCTGATGCTTTCGCATGGGGCATTTAATCGTGCCGCGCTAAGGGTTCCCATTCTGTTTCTTGCCTGCCCCATAAGGGTCAATTGCTCGCATAGGTATCGCTCCTATACTCGGCTACTGTGATCCGAACCCGCACCATTTTTGCTGTTATAGAGTGTGGCAGGTTACTGCGCCTTTCCTCTTTCGCCGTTGAAGCGATGGGGAGAGAATAGCAAATAAAATAATATAAGTATTTCAGAAATGTAATAAATTGTAACAGTGTGTAACAGACTGGTGGAGAAATAATGGAGATAGGGAAAAGCGCAGGCTCTGCAAATATCGTGCCAAGTAGCGGAGTAACCACTACCAAGCAAGAAGCGTGCCAAGTCTAAAAATCCTCTGAGGCTTTACAGGGTCAATTCTCAGGGCTGAAATTAAACCCAATACAATGTATTAGGGTAATTAAAGGTTACCTTAGAATTAAAAATAGAAAGCCTGAGAATGTGGATGCCTATACAGTACTGTTCAAACATACAGTGCCTTTTTAGGCTTTGGCATGGATCTTGCATGGTGGATTCTGAGGGTATTCGAGGCTTTGTAAAGCTTGGCAAGTATTTGAAAAGCTTTATAACTTTTGGTTATAAGTGTTAACCTTTTTAAGCTTTTTAAACGCGCTGAAAGATTGTCAAAGCTTTGGAATAAGGCGAAAGCTTTTTAAAAGATTTTGGAATATACGCGAAAGCTTTTAAATCTTGGCATGATCTTTGCAAGGCTTTGTTGTTGGCACAATTCTTGCAGGGCTTGTGAAGCTTGCGAAGCTTGTAAGGGCGGGGCAGGAGGCCATAGGGGTAGGGGTGGGGAGTAATACAATTATAAACATTTTGAAAGCTTTTCAAGTTGTCTAACCTTGCCAGTATCTTCACATACTGCGGCTCCCTTTTAAAGCTTTTAAAGTACGTATATATAAATCTATATAATACATACTTACACCCTCGGCGGCTGTTACTATAGTATAGTGTCAGATTCTCAATCTGTCAAGTTTTTTATTATTTTTTTAAAAAAGACTTGACAAAACCTCAATTCAACACTATACTGTCTTGTTATGAATGCTTATTTACCTCAAACAACCAAAGAACGAGAGCTAACAGAAAAGCAACAGAAGTTCTTGGACTGTCTAATCCAAACAGGAGGTGATCCAAAATACGCAGCGGAGTTAGCGGGTTATGCCGAAGGTAGCTATTCTCAAGTAGTTAAATCACTTAAAAATGAAATAATAGAACTGGCCTCTCATATACTTGCTCAATCTGCACCCAAGGCAGCTATGAAGCTTGTACAGGTATTAGATTCAGATGATCCTATGCCTCAAGCTAATGTAAAGCTACAAGCTGCTCAGACTATTTTAGATCGCACTGGTTTAGGAAAGCAAGATAGACTAGAGGTTAATGTTGAGTCAGAGGGTGGCGCTTTATTCATACTTCCTGCTAAGACTGTTGTAGAAGGTGAGTATGAAGTTACCCAAGACTAAGCCACGTACACAGGGTGTTGCTCCGTTTGCATATGATGCAGATCCAGAGAGTAAGCTCTTTGTACGCAATGATAAAGTCTACAAAGTACTCAAAGAGGTTGTAGAAGGTATTGTTGATGGTAAGTATAAATCTATCCGTGAAGGTAGGTTGTTTATAGAGTCTAAGGGCTACAAGGTATCGGTACAAACTCTCTCTAACCATGTAAAGCAGGAAAGAGAGGATAGAGGACAATCTCCTAAGTACCGTTACAGTAAGAAAGAAAAGGCTAAGATGGCTGCTAGAAGGTCTGTAAAGGACAAGCAGCGTCGTATAGAAGCCCTTGACAAGAAGTTGAAGTCTGCTAAGGCTACACTAAACCAGCAGACAAAGGTACAATCTAAGTTAGATGAGGCTTTAGATGCCTCTACAACTGAAGGAAAGATCTTAACAGAAGATGAACTTGATCTGTTAACTCCTAGTACAAAGGAGGTAGTAGATGAAAAGATTATCTTTAGACCTAATGATGGGCCGCAGACAGACTTCCTAGCGGCTCCAGAGACGGACGTATTGTATGGTGGCGCAGCAGGGGGTGGTAAGTCCTATGCTATGCTCGTAGATCCCCTCAGATTTGCCCACAG